ATTACCCACAGGATTTACAGAGAATTTACAAAGTGTTTCCGATGGCTGAAAGAATCCTTTGGGAGCATAATAACAAACAAAATTAATAGGAGGAATGCAGAGTCAGAAGCAGAATATCAAATAGGACTATGAGTTATTTAGGCAATCCCTATACAGCTCAAAACATAATGTCTGGTTATGGATATAATCGACAACAGGTTGCTATTCTTAATCGTTCTCAGGCATTAAGAAGCAGAGCAACGACAGATTCTCAATTTCGTAGAATTTCAAGGGCTGCAGAAAACATGCACAAGGCTGCAGGAGTAGGTTTAAGTAATGGCTAATATGGAACTAAGCAAATACATTAAGAGTGAATCGGTGGAACTTAATCGTTCCGCCATTCACTTCGCTGATTATAACCCCAGGAAACTGTCTGAGGAATCCCGTAAGACATTGAAGCGGGGCATCAAGAAGTTCGGTTTGGTCGGTGGTATTGTAGTCAACAAACGGACTGGCCTTACTGTCGTATCCGGTCACCAGCGTCTGAGCGTGATGGATGAACTGCAGAAGTTTCCGGAAAACGACTACAGAATCCGCGTCGATGTCATTGATGTAGACGAAAAGCAGGAAAAGGAATTGAACATCCTGATGAACAATCCTAACGCGCAAGGTTCATGGGATTATGATGCTTTGGCCCGGTTGGTTCCGGATATAGATTACCAGGATGCTGGATTAACGGCCGCTGATTTGAATATGATAGGCTGTGACTTTCTTCTCCAGACAGAAGAAGAAAGTTCTGTTGCCGATGCTTTGGAGGATATGATGGCACCAGTCACCGAACAGAAAGAAGCTGAGAAAGCCGCCAAGCAGATGGAAAGAGCTGAAAAGGTAGCTCACATGAAAGAAGTAAAGCAGCAGGTGAAGAATGCAGCCCAGAAACAGGCACAGGATATGGACGCTTATCTGATGCTTTCCTTTGACACGTTCGAAGCTAAAGCAGCCTTCTGTGAAAGGTTCGGTTACGACCCCTACTCCAAGTTTATCAAGGGTGAGGTATTCGATGAACAGATAGAAAGAATTGAATGACAACATGAAATTTTAGGAGGAAAGCCGAGTCAGAAGAAAAACATATAGTCAGTTGTATCAACAGTCAAGACGAATAATGTACAACGCCGGAAGGCAATACGGGCTTGGTACAGACAGACAAAGAAGTATAAGAGACAGAACGAAGTCTATAATGGAAAGATATGCGGCCAGGATAGATAGCTATTTCTCAAAGAGAGGAATTGATATTTATGGTGATAAGCCTGTTTCTCGCCGCATTTATATGGGTAACAATAACGGATGATTAATTATGAAAAGTGAATCTCAAAAAAGCAAACATACAGGACGAAAGCCCAAATTCGATTACAAGAGTGAGGAATTCCTCTCTCAGGTGGAGACGTATGCCAAAAAGGGATTCACGGACAGAGAAATCGCTTTTGCGTTAGGCTTGGCTCCCCAAACGTTTTGTGAGAAGAAGAATGAGCACTCTGAATTATGCGAAGTATTAGCGCGCGGGCGTGCGACCATCACTGCAGCTGTACGTGCCAAGTTCCTTGCTGTAGCTTTGGGCGGTATCAAGACCAAGAGTACTGTAGTAAGAAAGCTGAAAGACCAGGACGGAAACCTGACCGGCGAAGAAGAGCTTCAGGTAAGTGAAAGCGAGCTGGCTCCCAACCTTCAGGCAATGTCTGTCTGGCTATATCATCACGACGATGAATGGAGGAAGGTTGAACGCCGTCAGGACGAAGACGCAGATATTCCAAAGGATATTAACCACGGAATTTCTATTGACTCATGGATTAAAGACAAACTGAAATGATTGTACCCCAAGCAATATATCATCCGTTATATACCGATAGCGAGAAGTTTATCATCCTTATCACCGGTGGCCGT